CGTTATAATGTTAATATTTCTTTATATATGATTACGCAGTCTGATTCTGAGAATTTTTACAAAACTTTTTATGAGCAATCAGAAATACTTTATCAAACAATGGCAAATAACGGAAATCATAGCGGTGCTTTAGGTTGGTATGATGGAATAGTTGAAGATATATCTTTCGATAATTTAACAGGTGAAGAAGGGGATGTTGAGGGATTGCACAAAGCAAATTTTAATTTTTCTTGCCTTGTTGATCGTACAACAACAGCGACAATTAATATATGACAACTTTACTTAAAAAAGATTATCACTATAGTAGTGTACTTTGGGAAGAAGTTATGCAAAGGGTGCAAGAGATTATTCGTGATGAATACAATATATCTCCTTATGTTGCTCCTACTTTAAATCCCAAAACACCTTCCCCTTTTAGAATTTGGACACAAGCTCAAGGCACAGAGATACTATATGGAGGGGCATGGCACAAAGAGTATACAATATCTGTCAATCACTACTTAAAAACAGAGGATAGCGAAAGATTTTATCAAAAGGTATACGAAGAGTCTGAAAGGCTTTATCAGTTATTTTTTAACAACCAAGGGACTAAGTCTACTCAAAGATTGGGTTTCTTTGGTGGTGAGCCAGAAGGAATACAAATCACTCAAGAGGGTGATTACTTCAGAATTGAGGTTTTATTTGCTTGCCAAGTATTTAGGGCTGACGATGTTATATATGTAGTTACTGCACCTTCTGAAATCAGAGCAAGGACTAGAGCAATACAATCTATTTATAATTTCTGGTCTTTAGATTTCGATGGTACGAATGATTATATTCAAATTCCAACTTTAACATTAAGTGGTGATTTTACTATATCTCTTTGGGTGAATGTTCAATGGGATAATTCTTGGGTTGCTTTATTTGGTAGTTCTGGTTCTCATGCCTTGTATTTGAAAAATTATACAGATATGCAATGGCGTATAAATAGGGCTGGGGCAGAAACAGATGGAGATGGGAATGAGTTAAACACAATAAGAATAACCCCATTTACTGCAACAAGTGGAGAGTGGAGAAATTATACTTTTGTAAGGTCAAGTGGAACTTGTAGTATTTATGAAAATACAGTTCTAAAAAGTAATAGTCTTGGGGGTACATTTACAGAAACTGCTGATTTTGTAATTGATACTATTGGCTCACCTGCAGGGGATGATGGATATATAAAGGGTCAAATGTCAGAAACAGTAATATTTAACTCTGCTTTATCATCTTCTGAAATAGAATCTATATACAACGATGGACAACCAATATTATTAACAGAAAATCAAGGTGGCTATAATTCTAGTGGTGATTTAGTAGCGTATTATAGGATGGGTAGTGGTAGTGGTGATAATAGAGTTACTTATGGATTAATAGCTGATCAAGTTGATAGTAGTATAGGGGCTGAGTTGTGGAATAGTACAAGTGCAGATACATGGGCTTCTACTGAGGGAGGTAGTGGCGAAAATATTACAATTACACATTCTAATGGTGAATATATATTTGAAGGAAATGGTGGAGATACTTTTTTTATAACTTATTTATCAAATAGAGATAATGTAGGTAGTATGGGGAGTTTATCTTCCTTATTAACTGCTAATAAAATATATAAAGTAGTATTTACTGCTAAAACAGAAAATGCAAGTGGAACAAATTCTGTAAGAGTTGTTGGTAATGAAACCACAACATATTCCATGACAACAACCTATACAACCTATACAACTTATATGACAGCAGATAGTAGTCCTAGCGAAACAGACCATTATATTCAAGGTTATACTTTAGATGACAATGAAAAGATATATATTAAAGATGTAAGTGTTAAAGAGATTGGTGGCAATCCAGGCAAAATGGTAAGTTTTGACAGCCTAGATTTTAGAACTAATGTACCACAAATATATGATAAAGCATTATTTTCAAATTCATTGGTATTTGATGGTACTGATGATTATATTGATATTTCAAGTATAGGTGATTTAACAGGTAAATTTACTTGGTCATTATGGTTTAAGGTAAGTGATGAATCTTCAAATAGAAGAATTTTAGGCAATGTATCGTCATTAAATACTTTATATATAACACCAAGTGAAAATATTTATGCTAAAATTGCAAATGGAGTTCTATTAACATCAAATGCGACAGTATCTACTACAGCGTGGAATCACTTAGTATATACAAGAGATGGTGATAATAAATGTAAATTTTATTTAAATGGGGCAGAGGTTGGTATAAATAATGGTACAGGCTCATTTGTTACAGGTGGAATAGTAAGAACAGGAACTTTAGATATAAATTACATTGGTAAAGATAGTAGTGATTATGCTTCTATGACAGTTTCTGATGTAGCTTTATTTTCTACAGGTTTAGATGCGACTAATGTAACTGCTATATATAACTCTGGAAAACCTATAGATTTAACTTGTGATGCAGGTAATTACAATAACGCTAATAATATGGTGGGTTATTGGAAAATGGGAGATGGGTATTTAGATGAATTGCCGAGTGCGAGTAACCAAGGCGTTATATATGACCAAGTTACGCCTATTATAGATGATGACATGGTAAAAAATGGTGATTTTTCTAATAGTACAAGTTGGTCAATAGGAGGAGGTTGGGCTATATCAGGGGAAACATTAATTGGCACATCTACAGTTGCAAACGCAAATAGGACAGGATTAACTATAGCAGAAGGTAAGGCATATAAGCTATCTTTTGAAATAACTTCTTATACATCTGGTTCTGTTGATTTAGGAATTGGTGGAACAAATGGTACATTACGAAGTGCTATTGGAAGCTATGAAGAATATATAATAGCAGGATCAGGTGCTAATTTAACAGTAAATGGTGGCACTTCATTTACTGGTGTTGTAGATAATGTAAAAGCACAATTAGTTAATGGTAACCCTGGGCTTACTAATGCTATGAACGCATCAGCACAATCAATTAGCGTACCAGAATAGGAGAAAAGTATGGGATTTGAAAATAGAAAATGGGTAATAATTACACTCGCAGACCACACAGACGAAGAACTAGAGAATTTAGTGGGTAATGCGATACAAAGTAGTGTAAATTCCCTACGAAAGAGTGTAGACTCTACTAAGGCAATCTTAAAGTGGGATGGCGAAACGCCCTCTGTCTTTAGTAGTATGAGTACATATAATCATAGTGAAATTTTAACAATATTAGCCACAGAGGAGTGGACAGCAAATGAAAAATAAAGGAGACAAATTATGGCTTTAAACACATCAACATATTCAGGAAAACAATTTGCTGTGTATTTAGCATCAGAAACAACAACAGGGACTTTCAATAGTGATGATTCAAATTATCATAGGATTGATATTGAAGGGATTACTCTTCCAACATTTAACCCATCACAAGAGTTTGAAATGAGAACAGGGACTGGAAGGATAGCTGAGTTTGATCAGGTTTTCTCAACAACGCAACGAGTAAAGACTGAATTTACATTAACAGGAAGGCTAACTCAGGAAATGTGGGTTATATTGATGGAAAATGTAACTGGCGATGAATTTGATGGTGGTGCAGATAATAGTGTTTTAACATTACCATATAATGGTGGATTAGGTTTCGGATTAGCAACTAATCCATCTGGTGTAACTGATTTTGCGTACTTGCTATCGGTTTATTTTCAAGCACCTAATGCTAGTGATTCCTGGTCATTAAAAAGTTGTACTTGTACATCTTTTAATATAAGTGCAGATATGGATACAGCAGGTGGTAGATTTAATTATAGTGCTACATTCGAAACGCAATCAGCCCCTGCAAAAGGAGAAGTAGCGATGGTAGCTGGACAATATTCTGAGATTGGGTCTAATACTGTCTTCCTTAGTTTACAAGATGAGAAACACTTAGACATTAGTAAATATGATGGTTCTACAGATGTAGCTGATTATTTTCCATTATTTAAATCGTTTAATATGACTATTGATTGCCCTACTCAATTTTTGGGGACTACAGGAGCTACTGGAGACCCACAAGTTTGGGGTAAGGCTTTGCCAGAGCTTTCTATTACATGGGGTGGATCAATTAAATATGATGAAGTTTCTGATAGTATGATAGAAGCCTTTAGGGATGGTGGTTATGCAACAGCGTCATCGTATTTATCTTTTTATTTAGCAGATGTTGATAAAGCTGGAGGAACTTATGCAGTACCTACAGGGAATTTTTTCGGAACACCCTCAGCAACTAAGTTTGGGATGCAGTTTCAATTAAGCAAATTAACATCTTGTGAGGTTACAAGCGATGATGTAGCGATGATAAACTTTGAAGCTAAAGTTTTAGCACCATCATCAGGCAATACTGCTCACTTTTTAGGTGGCGATAACGCAGCATAAGGAGAATAAATGAGGTTCTTTAAAAAAGAAGGAAAGTTCAAATTTAGAAAAACTACTGATACTAAATTAATAGAAAAATGGTTAAAGGATGGTTGTGTAGAAGTTAATTCTAGTGGAGTTGAAGTAGTTAAATCTAAAAAGAAAAAAGATAAATAAGAGGAAAAATGAAAGAAGTTAAACTTAAAAATGGTAAAAAGGTAAAGTTAAAAGAGTTGTCTTTAGATGATAGGGACTTTCTTTTAGACAATACACAATATGTTATGGATAAAGGTGAGATTAAAGAAGTCAAAATGATGCACTCTACTCTCACCAAGTATCTTAGAACAGGTATGGATGGCGACACATCTGACAAAGAACTAATAAAGATGTCTTTTGAAGATAGAGTTGAAATCTTTAAAGCAATACAGGGGAATATGTTGTTGGGGGAAGAGAATCCCTCAAGCTAACGCTTAATATTCTTAATGACAGTTGGTGCGAGGGTTGTCAGTATCATTCGTTCCCCTATAAGGCTACACCACCTATAAGTGGTAGTAAGCCTCGGCAGTTTGAATCTATGCAAGATGTATGGGATGTTGTTGATTTACTAATAGAGGAGGTGAAACATTTTAATAATGAGGGTAAGAGCTTTGATGTTAGTCGTTCAATTAATGCTCAGTTACCCTTTTTTAGTTGCAAAAACCTATTTCACTCTAAAGAAAATCAAACAGACATTCAAAGATACATATACTGCCAAGACTTTAATACTCAGCCTTACCCAGGTGGTTATGGTGAGCAACCTGTTCTATGGATAGAAAAAGCGTTTATAATAAAGAGTGCGTTAGCAAAATTAAACAAGGATAAGATAGAAGATGGCAAAAGGCAATAATATAACAATAGAATTTAAGGCTAAGGGTAACGAGGCTTTAAATTCAGCTATCAAAGAACTTGATGTAGCGACTAAAAGACTTACAGGTAAAACTTCGAAGTATGAGAAAGAATCCAAAAAAACAGCTATAGGTAATAGGCTTACTGCCAACTCTTTTGCAACTATGAGGTCTCACTTACTGCTTTTTAATTTCGCTATGGGATTAGGAATAAGTCAGCTTATAAGATTTGGGAAACAAGCTGCATCTGTCAATTTAATGAAACAAAGTTTTAATTCTTTAATAGCACCTACAGAAAAATCATCACAATCTATAAATAAATTAAGAGACGCTACAGATGGTACTGTATCTGATTTTAAATTATTACAACAGGCTAATAATGCCATGATTCTTGGTGTAAGTAAAAATACAGATGAAATGGCTGAAATGTTTGATATGGCACAAAGACTAGGTAAAGCATTAGGCAGGGACACAGCATCCTCTGTTGAATCGCTAATTACTGGTATAGGTAGGCAATCTCGTCTTATGCTTGATAATATTGGTATAATTGTTAAGGTAGAAGATGCACAGAAAAAATATGCTCTATCGCTTAAAAAATCCGTATCATCATTAACAGAAAATGAAAAGAAACAAGCCTTTAATAATGCTGTAATGGAAGCTGCGAGAAAAAAAGTTAAGTTATTAGGAGATGAGAAATCCACTACTATAGAAGTCTTTGATAGGTTTTCTGCGAGTACAGAAAATGCAGGGGTAGCTTTAGGTGATTTTGCTAATAATGGGATAGAGCCTTTAATAAATATAATGAGTAGTTTTAATGAAACAATAACTCCTCAAAATTTAAGAATATTTGCATCTACAATAGGTGTTACTTCTGCTGGAATATTAATATATTCTAATAGAGTAAAAATAGCCACGATTGCAAATAATCTTTTTACTGCCTCTCTTGTGAAGAATCCTTATGTCGCAGCAGCTATGGCGGCTGCAACTCTAACAGCAGG